GTGCAAGCAAGACTGATTCCCGTATCAGGTTCCACTTACGTATATTACAAGGTGGATCAAGTACTAGCACCTGTGACGAAACAGATACTAGCCGCGCTGTCGAGGCATTTCATCGAGGACTATACTGGTTATTACAATGACTGGTGTACAGATGATAACGTCTTCCTACAATTCAGTAGGAGAGCGGGGGAAGCTGTGGCAGCAGGAGAAGTGTCCGACAGTGAACTGAAGAAGTTGCCCAGGGCAGACATTTCGTCTCTACACCATACCCATTTCACAGCGGAGGAAGTGTGGAGCGTGCTGACTGACGAAGAGAAAGACAGAGCCAAGAAAGCCTGGCCCCTCAAACATATTTCAACGACCACCATGATGGGAGGCATAATGTTGTGGTGTGCCAGCGTATCGAAAACCACAGTAGAGAAAGTGGAAAAGGCAGGTTTGTTTTCGGTAAGCTCAGTCCAAGAATTCACCAAGCTCGGAAAGTCAATATCGGTAAGGGCCAAGTCATACCAGAACATAGTAGCATCGGACTTGAGAGATGTATTTGAATTGGACGTCTTGGTAAATAGAGTGACTGGAGAAGTAGACTGGAAAACAGAGAAAAAGAATAGAACTGAACCGTGCCTAACGAAGATACCTTATAAGACAGTATACGAGACGGCGAAGAAACTATTCTCCAAGTATGACCCAGACAGAGAGAAATATAGGCGTCTGGACTGGAAAAAATACTGGGGCGCGAGGTGGCAGTGGTCGGCTTCGGGGTCAATACATAGTCAATATGCTGAAGATACGGAAGGGCTGCCAAAGGAAAGGGAACTACGCAATAAATTTATAGCATTGAATATAGCAGACGACGTACCTATAGAACATTATCTTAACCGCAGGCCCGAACTACATGCATGGTCCTCTGTGAAGTATGAATGGGGCAAGCAGAGGGCCATATATGGATCAGACATGACTAGTTATGTGCTAACCCACTTTGTTTTCTTTAACTGTGAAGACACGCTACCATCGGATTTTCCAGTTGGTTCGAAGGCGAGACCCTCATACGTGTCATCTAGAGTAAGGGCTGTATTAAGGAGGGCGACACCCTGGTGTGTAGACTTCGAAGATTTTAATAGTCAGCACTCCAATTCTAGCATGATAGCGGTACTTAATGCCTACCTCGACGTGAACCATGATAGGATGTCTGATGAACAGAAGAAGGCAGCCAAGTGGGTAGTAGAGTCAGTCTCAAATACTAGAGTCACAGACAACATGGGGTTGAAAGAAACATACAAAGCAAAGGGGACATTGATGTCAGGGTGGCGACTTACGACATTTGTGAATTCCGTCCTGAACTACATCTATACGCGAGAGATGCTCGGGAAGGAAACTGCTGTACGCCGGTCTGTGCATAACGGGGATGATGTATTATTGGGCGTAACCAATTTCAAACTGGTTACTTCTGCGGTAGGACAAGCACGCACCCTAGGTATAAGGTTGCAAAGGTCTAAATGTGCATTCGGTGGTATAGCAGAGTTTCTAAGGGTCGACCATGTCAGAGGTGAGACTGGACAGTACCTGACAAGGAATATCGCCACGTTGATGCATTCGAGAATTGAATCGAAGATCTCTTTGTCTATCAGGGACATAGTGTCATCCATGGAGTCTAGGTTCAAAGAATTCGTACAGAGAGGAGGTAGCAAAGATCTTGTTGTCAGGCTTAGAAAGAAATATTACTCAAGGATAGCACCGGAGTTTGCCTTGACAGAAGAACAACTTTATACTATTAAGACATCTCATGCCGTAGTCGGGGGGTGTTCTGAGAGCAGATCGGCACCTGTAGATGTGCTGATTGACTACAAAAAAGAGGGTGAGGTCGAAGGTTTACCTAAACACTTACCAGGGGTAATAGCTTACGCTAGAGCTCTTAAAAACCAGTTAGAACTGAAGGTGGAACTACCTGAGGTGATAACAAGAATATATAGTGCGACCGAGAACGCGGTCAAATTGGTGAGAGAACAAGTTTCTTTCAATAAGCCAAGAGACGTCATGCGGTATAAGAGGTACAAGGCGCTGTATAAAGCACATAAGGAGGTTGCAGAGACACCTACTTTTGGGAAAGCGATGTT